CATAAAGTGAAAGCAAACATAAAGGTTGGACAAGTTGCTTCGGTAGCACTCAACACGCTTGAGAGTTACCCGACGAATCCACGCAGGGGCGACATTGAGGCGATTGCTCAGTCGCTTAAAGCCCATGGGCAATATCGTCCAATCGTTGTTCAGTACGGAACGAATTTCATTTTGGCTGGTAACCACACCTACAAAGCGGCAAAGAAACTTGGCTGGAAGAAAATCAAGATAACTTATGTTGATGTAAATGAAGAGAGCGCTCGCAAGATTGTCTTGGCTGATAATCGTTTGACCGACCTTGCCACATATAACGAACCGTTACTTAAGAGTTTATTAACCACACTCCCTGAACTTGAAGGGACAGGTTTCACTCAAGCCGAGGTTGAGATTTTAGATAGGTTGATGAATGGCAAAGATAAAGACCCCATTGGCGGTTCTAAGCCTTTACCTAGCGACCCTGAAGTAAAGGTTAGTGCTTGGAAGTTTACGGTTGAGAGTAGCGTCTACAAGGCTTGGCGAGAACAATTATATGAAGAGTTCCCAACAAAACAAAAAGCCCTCCGAGAAATTAAATCAAGATTAGGATTACCTGAACGCAAACCTGTTGAGCCTGAACCAAGTGGCGAGCGCTCCGAGGTAACCTCTTCAGATATAGAGACAGTTGAGATTAACGAGATAAAGATTCACCCGTTAAATCCAAGAGAAGGCGACATCGGTTCAATCATTGAGTCCCTTACCCACATGGGTCAATACCGACCTATCGTAGTTAATAAAAGAACAAAACATATTCTCTCGGGCAACCACACCTACCAAGGTGCGCTTCAGTTGGGCTGGGAGAAAATTGCCGTTCATTGGGTTGATGTCGATGATATAGAGGAAATCAAAATCCTTATCGTTGATAATCGAACCTCTGACTTGGCAACATACGACCCACAGGAGTTGAACAAACTTCTTATGAGTACGGGCTTGCGGGGAACAGGCTTTAGTTCTGAAGAGGTGGCTGAAATTCTCGCGGGAGGGAAATCCAAGCCTGGGCATATACCCGTGGGTCGTACAACAATTAAAGTCGGTGACCATAATATGAGGGTTCATAGCGAGGACTTAAATCAATGGGCTAACACTATAAATGGTTGGAAAGACATCGCTGAGTTACTATTGATTCCAGTAAAAGCGTGTACAACCGAGGAGGATTAAATAATGAGTGTGAGTACAAGGTAAATGCAAAATGATACACAACCACGATTTTGTAAAAGATTTTGATGGACAAATAACTTGTTCTATATGTGGAGCAATGGATGATGAGAAAGAACCGAGTACACCGTTTGCTTGGGGTGACACCCCAGTTAGTTTTGAAGAATAGATAAGAGTAGAATAAACCCATGGAGAAAAAGATAGGCAAGTATTGGTTTTGTTGGGGACGAACAAGCGGATTCGCTTTAGGCTTTAACATCTCTAAATACAACTGGGGTATCGAATTAGGATTTTGGTACATAGGGCAGGAGTTCTAGTGACAACAGCGGTAGTAAAGAAGAGCGCCAAACTTAAACCCAAACCTAAATCGGGTGGTCGTATCAAGATACTTCTTGATGATATTAAACGCGAGGAGTTAATCAACCTCATTGTCCTTGGTATGCCAGTAAACAAAGCGGTAGCCATGGTGAACATTGCTGAGTCCAGTTTCTATAACTGGATGAGCCGTGGAATGGTAGAGCGAGATAGGTTAGCGACGATTGTTGATGCCAAAATTAAACCTGAAGAGAAAATCTATTTGGAGTTTTTGGAGTCTCTCACACGGGCGCGAGCGGAGGCAATCGCTAAAAAGGTTGCAGTTATATCTAGCGCCGCTGGTCAAGGAGATTGGAAAGCATCGGCTTGGTGGTTAGAGCGTCAAGTCCCTGAAGATTTTGGTCGAGTTGATAAGCAAGAAGTGTTGAGCCATTCTGTGTCAGAGGTTAGAGTTACAGTCACCATGGGAGAACTACAAGAGAAGATAGCCAAGGTTTTAGAGTCCCGTAAAACGAAGAGCGCCTAACTTATGACCGAGAGACTTCTCGATAAGTTCCTCGAAACCGATTCCAATAAACAGGCTGAGTTGCTTGCCATGCTCACACCTGAAGAGCGTCATGCCCTATTAGTAATCCTTAATGCAGAATTAGATAACCCTTGGGCTAGATGGCAAAACGACCCGATAGGTTTTGTTGAGCAAGGGCTAGGTGAAACCCTATGGAGTAAGCAAAAAGAAATTCTAACCTCATTAACATTAAATAAAAGAACGGTAGTTCCCGCTTGTCATGCGCCTGGGAAATCTCACTTAGCGGCGCGAGCAGTTGCTTGGTGGCTATCAACACATGCGCCTGGGACAGCGGTAGCAATTACAACAGCAACTACACACCGACAAGTTAGAAACATTATGTGGGCGCAGATTAGAAGAGTTCACGCTAGACATAACCTGCCTGGCGAAGCCGATACGGTTCAATGGAAAATAAATGGCACCGTAGTTGGATATGGATTTAGTCCCGCCGCTCATGATGAAACAGCAATTCAAGGTATCCACGCACCTAACTTGCTCGTAGTAGTTGATGAGGCTGGAGGATTATCCGACACAATCGGCACAGCCCTTGAGTCTCTTATGACGGGTGGTAATACAAAACTACTTGTCCTTGGTAATCCTCCAACAGATACAGAGCAAACATGGTTCGAGAGAATCTGCTCGAGTCCGCTCTACAATGTAATTTCAATCAGCGCTTATGACACACCAAACTTTACGGGTGAGGCAACGGGTAGGTGTAAGGCTTGTCCTGAGTACATAGAAGCCCACGAAGTTAGAACACACCTAGTAGATGAAACTTGGGTTGCTGATGTGATGTCTGAGTTTGGTGATGATTCTCCATTCGTTGAAGCCCGTGTCTTGGCGCAATTTCCTAAGTCAAGTACAGGCAAAGTAATTCCGTTTGCTTGGGCTGAGTTAGCAACAGAGAATGAAACACCAATTGAATCTAAGATAATTAAACTAGGAGTTGATATTGCATCAGATGGAGGAGATGAATTTGTTATTGCTCGATTAGATGGTGGAGCAGTCAGCATTGTTCATCGCTCATCAGGTAAGCAAAATGCTAACGCAGTAGATGTTGCAGGTGTGGTCATGCGAGAGATTGAAGTTTGCATCAAGATTCATCAAGATAGAGAAGTTAGAGACAGAGTTCGAGTCAAGGTCGATACCATCGGATTAGGTTGGGGTGTTGTCTCTATGCTCGATAGATGGTGCAAAGAGCGCTCGCTACCCGCCGACATCATCGCAGTCAATGTAGCCGAGAAGCCTAAAGACCAAGCCAAGTTTAAGAATCAAAGAGCGGAGATGTGGTGGAACGCTCGGCAGATGGTTCAGCCTAAAGATGGTAAACAGGATATTAGATTAAATGTAGACAGGTTCGTGCTATCTCAAATGGCAGGTCCAACATATACATCGGATGCTTCAGGTCGAGTTGTTATTGAATCAAAAATAGACATGAAGAAGCGTGGCGTTGCATCCCCTGACAGAGCCGAGGCAATACTCTTAGCGCTCTATGAAAACCGTTCAGTTATTCAAAGCATTGCGCCAATATCTATTGTGCAATCTAATCAATGGGGGAATTTATGAGTATTCCTAATTTTCACGGAGATTTACGCTTTGGTCAAGAAGGTGAAGTTTATGTTAATTATCTTTTGACTTCACCTATTGAAACGGTTGAATGTAAAAGAGATAGGCGCTGGAAAGAAACAGGTAATGTCTATGTTGAAACCGAGTGTTGGTCAGATGTCGTTGCTTGTTGGTATCCGTCAGGCATCAATGCACGGAAAGAGGCTACCCATTGGTCTTTTGTTCTCGAGGATGCGGTAGTCACCTTTCCGATTAAAACAATTCGCAAGGCAATAGAAATGTTTGGCGTGAAAAGAGAGATGAATCGTGCCGAGTATTCAACAAAAGGATTTACGCTGACAGTTGCCGACTTATTGCAAGTTACTCGGGAATTTATTGACGAGCGCCCCGATATTGCAAGTTACTCGGGAATGTAGCCGAGAGCGTTCTTATTCTTTGCCATCTTTATCCTCATAGTGCCAATCAATCTCAATCCATTTAGAATCGTAATAAGCCTTGAGTGAAAAACCAAGGGCAATAAAACTAACGCCGAGCGCTATCCAATCAAGCATGAGAAGTCCTAACTCTTGAGAGTCGAATCTTCCCACGCTTGAAATAGATAAACCAGTTACGCATCAGACACCGAGAAAGTTTACTTCTACATTTTCGTTGTAGACAGTTTCATACAGCAATCGTCCACCTTCCCAGTCAGACCAATCTCCGTCAGAAGTAACGACCACTTCTGCACCGAGTTCCTTCTTGAGCAAGATAAGGCTCGCAGTTACAGCGGTGTCGTAAGGCTTGCCAGCGGTTTTGGTAAAGTCGAATCCTGTATCTCCAATTTGAAGGACAAAGTTTTCGTGTGAGCCATCGCCAATACCATTGAAGTTGATAACCGTATCGGTTGAATCATCTTGAATGGCAATGCCAGCCTCTTGAGCAGTACCAACAATTTGTTTAATTCCCTTGGCTAGTTTGCTAAAAACATCAGCGGTAATTGGTTCTTTGATTCTCCAGTAATGTGTATATCCCATTTATGCCACCACCTTTTCTTTTAAGATTTCAGATAGTTTTACTACTAAGTCATAAGGCAAGGAGTTCAATGAATCGTAAGGATTCACATATTCAACCAACGCCTCAAGTTGAGATTGAAGTTCAGCAAAAGCAGGTTCGTAAACTTCTTTTTGAAA